TTATTCAAACAGTTTGTATTCGCTGAAAGTAATCACTTCCTTTCCAACAATCGCATTAATTTCTTTCAAGCGTTCTTGTAGCGGAATAATCTCATTGACAAAAAACACTTTCGTCGCTTTTTCCACATCACCAAAACCGCCGGTGTTGTTTGGAATGATCCCCATTAATTGAGGCGGTACACGGTGCGCTGCTAACACATCATCACGACTTGCATTTTTAATATTGAGAAAATCATCTTTGGCAATCGCATCGGAAAGCGGAATCACTTGTAACCCGTCTTTCTTGCCGTTTGGAATATATACAAATAGATTTTTGAAATTACCAGTACCTTTAGTTTGTCGGATCTGTTCTTTTATTGCTTCCACATCATCTTTATTTTGAGTGGGATCAGTCAAATACATAATCGAACCCGCATGCGCACCATTGAGATAATATTTACGGCGGAACAATGTCGCACTCTCATTTAAAAATGCAGACTGCAGTGCGGCCAAATATTCCGGCACACCATAAATTTCTTGATTCACATCAGGATTAACCAGATTGAAAACCGAACCTTTTGCAAACTCATATTCATCAAATCCATTCACCACTTGATAAAATACACCCTGTTCTACGCCAACCCGCATATATTTTGCCAGTGGTGCATTTAATGCCATCACATTGCCAAAACGATTACGTTTGATTTCAATATAAGCATTGCCGAAAACCAAATAATCTTGCACCAATTTTTCAAGTTGTGTGCGTGGCAAAAGTGCGGTCGTTTTACAGGTTGAAAGCAAAATATTTTTCTTAACCGTGATTGCACTTTGATGATGTGCCGAGGCATTCAATGCTTTAGAGAGATAACTCAAATTAATCGGTGGATTGTAATATTTTTGATACATCAACACCGGCTCGAAATAATTGAGTATTTCCGCACGGTCAAGTACGGGAATCGGCTCACCAAAACTAAAGGCTTCTACGTTGGATTGTGAAGAAAGCGCGGTCGTTTTTTTACGTGATTTTTTCATTATTAAATCCTATTCAAAAGTGAAAATTGTTGTTTGTGCGCTGCCGGCAACATCACCGCCGGAGCCGTAAGGAACGTTTAAAATGCAATTCATGATCGCCCACGATAAATCACCGTGGCTTGCTTCTTCCGAACGGTCGGAAACATAAGTGATTCTGCCTGTGCCGGTGGTGCGTTTTTTCACTGTCATAAAACTGGTGATAATTTCTTTGCCGTCAAATTTGAGGCGACGTTTCTGAATGAGATTTTGCGTTTTCAGCACCATTTCATTTTTCAGGTCGGCGTTATAATCTAGCCCTTGCGCCATCGGGTAAAATTTCTTCACTTCTTGATATACACCCGATCCCATCCCCGTTTTATCAATCACAATACGGGTGACGTTATAATCATCACAAAATTGTTTGATTCGATTGGATTGCGCCTCATAATCCATGCCGTGAAAGGTTTGCCAATGCAACACACGATAGTCGCCCCCTTCCACTTTAGGCGGGGCAACAATAGCGAGTGCTGCACGGTCGCCAGTAAATGCGGGGTCATAACCGAGCCAAACTTCACGATTGCCGAAAGGTCGTTGCCAAAAAGGTTTATAATCCGTCCATTCTTCCAAGCTATCCACTTGGCACAACTGCAAATCAGCAAATTTGAAAGCAGAGCTATCATCATCGGCAAATTGACATAAAAACAGCTGCTCAAATTCTTCTTTACTATATTCTGCAATCAAATCCTCAATATCGAACCGATTACATCCTCCTTCCATAGCATCATAAATATTTACAATTTGTTTCCATTGGCGATCAGCGCATAGTTTCCCACTTTTTAAATTTTCGTGAGAAATATCAATTTCTACTTTTTCTGATTTTGCACGTTTACGGTTAAAGGCTTTTCCTGAAAAGAATGCATAAGCCGAATGGGCAATTGTTGAGGGCGTGGAAAAGTAAGTTTGGCGATACATATTTTGTGCTGCCATACCACTTGCCACTTTACGCAGCACATCAAATTTAGGCACCCAAAACACCTCGTCAAAATACAAATTGCCGTGGTAACTTTGCGCCGTCGCAGAGTTTGTACCGAGGAAAATCAATTCTGCCCCATTCGGCAATTTAATGGTTTCCCCTTTCAAATCCACGTCTGCCGTTTGTTTGGCATAATTAACAATGTAAGAACGGAACTGCAATGCCTGTTTTTTACTGGCTGAAATAAAAATTTGGTTATGACCCGTTGTCAACGCATCAACAAAGGCTTCATGAGCAAAATAATAAGTCGCCCCAATCTGACGACTTTTCAAAATATTGCGGATTCGGTGTTGTTTTGCCTTATGCCACACCCGTTGATAGTTAAACATTCCCTCAAGAAAGCCATTAATCAACAACTCTTCTTGTTCTTGGTCTATCGCATTTTGCTCCGCTTTCTTGCGTTCACCTTTATTGCGATTAGCAAGTTTCGGGTTCAAATCCACTTCATTGCCCTCGCCAAAGGAATATTTTTTCACTCGTGCCATACGCTCCATTTGGCGACCGAGTAAATCAATTTCTTTGTAATCTGCCCCGCTCTTATTTTCTTTCAGAATGAGCAAGTTCAAACGGCTTTCAAGTGTCAGTTCCACACGCCCGACTGGGGCGAAGTCATCCCATTTCTCACGTTCTTTCCAACTGGAAATCGTCGATGTCGGAATATTTAACTGACGTGATATTTCCGCAATTTTATAGCCACTGAAATACATCACTTGCGCTTGGCGTTTGGTGTCTGCCGTGGTTTCCGGTTGAGGTGGATTGTTGATAGGTCCTGTCATGCGTTATCTCTTAAATTTTAATAACCGCATAGTAGAAAGGATAAGTGCGGTCGTCTTTCAGGGCGTTTTGTGAAACCTAAAGCAACAATGGCAAGCACTCGCACAGGTGTGAAAAGTCTTTCAGAATGGGCGCAACTTGAACCATAAAAAGGATAACCCATGCCGAAAAAATCAAAATGGTTTGTTGTTGCGACAGAGGGCGCAACCACAGACGGTCGTGAAATTCAGGGTAAGTGGATTGAGGAAATGGCTGAAAGCTATGATCCGAAAAATACTTACGGCGCACGTATTAACTTAGATCACATCAAATTCACCCTATTTTTTGAAAATATGCCGAATGCTCATTGTTTCGGTGATGTAATTGCGCTGAAAACTCAAAAACGTGAAGACGGCAAATTGCAATTATTAGCTGAAATCATCCCGACGGAAAGTTTGATTAAGCTCAATCAGGCAGGGCAAAAAGTCTATACATCCGTTGAAATCGATACCAATTTTGCCGACACCGGCAAAGCCTATTTAGTCGGATTAGCGGTGACAGACAATCCGGCAAGCCTTGGCACGGAAATGCTTTCTTTTTCACATAACGGATTAAGTTCACGCAAATTAAAAGCCGACAACCTTTTCACCGCTGCTGTTGAAACTGAATTTGAATTTGTGGAAGAAGCGGAAAAATCCCCGTCTATTCTTGAAAAAATCAAAGGATTATTCGCCAAAAAAGAAAAATCCGATGATGAACGCTTTGCCGTGCATGAACAATCCATCGAATTGTTAGCCGAGCAAACCAAAGAAACGCAGGAAAAATTGACTGCACTTTCTGCCGATTTTGAAAAACAGAAAACGGAATTTTCCGCTATGCAAAGCAAGTTTACCCAACTTGAACAAACGCCATCTGCCGACTATACCGAACGCCCCTTAGTTGCGGGCGAAAAAGCCGAAGCAGACGGTCGTTTCTTCTAATTATCACAACAGGAAGCCAAAATGAATAAATTTACCAAAACCAAGTTAGCCCATTACTTCGCCGGTGTTGCTGCAGATAATGGCGAATCCGTAGAGTTTGTTGCCGCAGGCGGTCAATTTACCGTTGAGCCAACAATTCAGCAAAAACTTGAAAATGCCGTATTGGAAAACTCCGACTTTCTCAAACGCATTAATGTGGTAATGGTCACGGAAATGAAAGGTGCGACTTTGCGTTTAGGCGTATTAGGCCCTATTGCAAGCCGAACCGATACCAACAAAAAAGAGCGTGAAACAAGAGACATTCACAGTCTTGAAGAAAACACCTACTCTTGTGAGCAAACCAACTTTGACACCCATTTAAACTATGCAACCTTGGATAGTTGGTCAAAATTCCCAGACTTTGCTGCACGCATTGGCAATCTCAAAGCCGAACGCATTGCCCATGACCGTATTATGATCGGGTTTCACGGTTCAAGTGTTGCCGCAACAACTAACCTCAAAACAAACCCATTATTGCAAGATGTCAATGTGGGGTGGTTGCATCAAATCGAAACCAAAGCCACCGCCCGTGTGATGAAAGAAGAAACTAAAGGTAGCGGCAAAATCGAAATCGGCACAGGTAAAACTTACAAAAATCTTGATGCCTTTGTGTTCGCCCTCAAAGAAGACTTTATCCCCGAACAATACCGTGACGACACTAAATTAGTGGCAATCATGGGTAGCGATTTATTAGCGGATAAATACTTCCCACTATTTAACCAAGAAAAACCAAGCGAACAGGTTGCCGGTGATACAGTCATCAGCCAAAAACGCGTGGGCGGTTTACAAGCAGTTTCCGTGCCGTATTTCCCGAAAGGCACAGTGCTGATCACTGCATTGGATAACTTGTCAATCTACGTACAAGAAGGAAGAGTGCGCCGTCATTTTAAAGACAAACCGGAACGCAACCGTGTAGAAGACTATTTATCCTCAAATGAGGCGTATGTAGTCGAAAACTATGAGGCGGTCGCACTGGCGAAAAACATCACGATTGTTGATGCACCGGCTACCGAAACCACTAACGGCGCAACGGAATAAGCCAATGCGCCCGACTAAACGTCATTTTATCGAAGTCTCTGCCGCTTTAGCCAATGCGGCAGAAACCGAAGATTTAAGCCAATTTAGCGAATACGACAAAATGCTCCGCTTGCTTGCCCGCCACAAAAAGGATTTAAAACAAATCCAATCCACGGTGCGCAAAGCAGAATTTAAAAAACGCATTTTGCCGGATTATCTGCCTTGGATTGAAGGCGCATTATCTGCCGGAACAGGTAAACAAGATAATGTGGTGATGACGTGGTGCGTGTGGGCGATTGATTGTGGCGAATATCACCTTGCTTTAACCATTGCCGAATATGCTGTTTTTCACGATTTACGACTGCCTGAACCCTTCAACCGAACATTAGGCACGCTTATCGCAGAAGAATTTGCCGACCAAGCCAAAGCGGTACAAGCGGCAAATCAACCTTTTGAAGTGGCGTATTTAGAACAAGCTAACCGCATCACCGCCGATTGCGATATGCCGGACGAAAGCCGTGCAAGATTATTGCGTGAATTGGGCTTGCTTACTGCAGTAAAAAATCCCGAACAAGCCTTGCAATACCTTGAATCTGCCCTCGGTTTAGATCAGAAAATCGGTGTGAAAGGTGAAATTAAAAAACTCCGGAAACAATTAAACAAAACCGAAGAATAACGGTTTTGATACAGAGCAAACCACGCAGCCGCGGGGCGGATTCAAAGTGCGGTCAAATTTTCTTAAATTTACACCGTACTTGATGAATCCCCACCCCGCTTTTTTTATAGGTAAACACAATGTCAGACGGTGCAATCTCAATCAAACTTGCCCCCGATTATGAAATGGGCGCAGTGCAAAAACAGGTAGAAACCTACCCTAACACCGATGATTTAATCAGCAATGAACCTTTTTTCCCTGATTTGTCGATTTCACAATGTCGCAATCAAATGCGCATTGACGGCACAGTAACTGAATTTCGCTTAAAAGATTCATTGATTGAGGCGATGGCATCGGTCAATGAAGAATTGAGTGCATTTCAACAAGAAAATGCGAAATACGGACATTTAGAAAGTATTCCGGCTCCACGCATAAATGACGAAAGCATTTTGGTTCAACGTTATCAACGTGCCGTGATTTGCCTTGCCGTTGCCAATTTATACGAACGCTACGCCAGTTACGACAGCACCAATGACGGCGAAAAGAAAATGGAACAGCTCAAAGACATCATCGACCAACTCCGCCGTGATGCCCGTTTTGCTATCAGCGATATGTTGAAACGCCGAAGAATTGACGTGGAGCTGATCTGATGAAAGTGCGAGCCCAACAAAATGACAATCTCGATGCCATTGTTTACCGCCATTTAGGCAAAAGCCAAGGCTATTTAGAAATCGCATGCGAACTGAATCCGCACTTGATGAATTTGCCGATAATCCCTATCGGCACAGAAGTGAATTTGCCTGATCCTGAAACTGAAAAAATCAGCGTTGCACAAGATACGTTGCAACTATGGAGCTGATATGCACGAAACAACCACTAAGACCGCCTACACGGGCGCATTCACGAGTTTTATTATGGGGCGCATTGCCGATATGTTCGCAAATATTAATTGGGCCGATGTCGCATCGGTGGTCGGTATCATCATCGGTGTCGCCACATTTCTGATCAATTGGTATTACAAGAAAAAAGATTTTGAATTAAGAAAATTAGAAGTAGAAGGAAAAATCAATGATAAGAAAAAGCACTAAATGGGCATGTGGTATTGCCGCCATTGTCGGTTTAACCATTGCTTTACACGGCAATGAATTGCAAACCTCAAAACAAGGCTTGCTGTTAATCGGTAATGCCGAAGGTTGTCAGCGAAAGCCCTATCACTGCCCTTCCGATGTCCTAACTTTTGGTATCGGCACAACGGAAACCGTAGAAAAGATCATCCCCAATAAAATTTATACCAATGAAGAAATTGCCACAGCTTTTGCAAAAGGCGTTAAGCAAGCGGAAAAATGTGTCAATACTTACGCCAACGGGCAAAAAATGCCGCAAGGGGCGTTTGATGCGCTGACTTCTATCACCTTCAACGTCGGGTGCGGCAAACTCAAAAACAGCACACTATTTAAAATGGCAAGAAAAGGTTACAGCAAACCAATGTGCGGTCAATTTGAACGTTGGATTTATGCAAACGGAAAACCGCTCAAAGGCTTGATTGAGCGCAGACAAAAGGAGAAAGTACTATGTTTAACTTCTTAAGTTCAAAAGAAAAATGGTTGTTATTGGGCGGCCCGATTCTTTTAGTCCTGATCATCCTGTTTCAAGGTTGGCAAGCGAACCACTGGCACGCCGAGATGGTGAAAGAAGAACAGCTTAAAGCCAAATGGCAAGCCTCTTACATGGCATTAAATGAACATGTGCAACAGTTTGCCGAACAGCAAAAGCAACTGACCCAAGCCGTCAATGAGCTAAAACATCAACAAACCCAACAAACACAGGATTTAAAAAATGCACTTAAACAACATAAAACTTGGGCTGATAGCCGCATTCCTGATGACGTGCGCAGCGTGCTCAACCGCCCCGCAAGTCATCAAACAACCAATACTCTGCCCTCAAACAAATGAGTGCGATCGATTTGCACCCAAAATCACTACAAATGGCGAGTTAGCCGAGGCATATCAAACCACACAACACAAGCTCAATTTGTGCGTGATGGAAAACGAAAGCCTGAAAACGTGCATTGAAAATTACAACAAAAAGGACAACGACAAATGACCGACCAATTTGACCGTGCGCAACAATTAGAAGAAATGCACCGTGAAATCGCACTGAAAAAACACCGCACTTTTAAAGCTGTTAGCCGCCTTTACTGTGAAGATTGCGATTCACCGATTCCCGAAAAACGTCGTCAAACTATTCAAGGTGTCACCCGTTGCGTGATATGTCAAGAACAGGAAGAAAAACGGCAACGGAATTATAGATAAGGGAATTTTAGAAAATGAAAAAGCCCAACCAACTGCGCAAAATCCTTGAGCAAAGTTTGCCGGATTTTGTTGAAAACCCCGACCGTTTACAGCTTTACACAGACGGTGGGCAAATCATCGCTACCGGTGCAAGCTCATTTAGTTTTGAATATCGCTACACGCTCAACATCATTGTGACCGATTATGCCGGTGATATTGCTGCCTTGGTGGTACCGATGATTGCCTATCTTCGCACTAATCAACCAGAAATCTTTGAAAATCCCCAACTGCGTGAAAATGCCTTCAAGTTTCAAGTGGATTACAACAATAACAACACGGCTGACATTAGTTTTGAAATCAAACTCACCGAACGTGTGGTATCGAAAAAAGACGGCGACAGCGTGCAACTGAATTATGCAAAAGAACCGGTACTTGAGGATCCACGCTTGGTAAAAGTTTATTTGCAAACTTGGGATAATTTGATTTTTGAGGGTAAAGCCTAATGGCTACTGTGCAAGAAATCCAAGGGAAATTGACCGCACTTGTCAATAATCTGTCGCCACAGGCTAGAAGACAACTTGCCCGCAACATCGGGCAAGCGTTACGAAAAAGCCAATCGGCACGCATTGCACGACAACAAAATCCAGACGGCACGGGATTTGAACCCCGTAAACCCCGTAAAAATTTCAGGCAAAAGCAAGGACGAATCAAACGCAAAGCCATGTTTGCCAAGCTCCGCACCGCCAAGCATTTAAAAGTGCGGTCGAATGGCAATGAAGTTTCGGTGGGATTTAACGGTTCAAGTGCAGCCATTGCGGCAGTTCATCAATACGGGTTGAAATCAAGCCCATCAAAAAACAAGGATTTTAAAGTGCAATATGCCCAACGGGAATTGTTGGGCTTTGGGAATGATGATGTGGCTGAAATTGAAAAACTGATATTACAGCAATTAAGTCTCTAGGAATTTTTCAACAATTCTTTTGCTCGTTGAATTTCGGCTTTTTGTTCTTCAGATAGTGGAGCAAAGAAAATAGCTACGGCAACCATGGCGACTGGAATTAAAAACCAAGCCAACCAACCATTTAAATAAATTACCGGAGCAAGTAATACGAGCATTATAGAAAGCGTTACATACCAAAAACTGACCGCCAGTGAAATTGCCCCAATAATAAGAGAACTGATCACTGCAAATACAGCCGCACCAAACGCAACAAATAGCCCGATAACAATAGGTACAACAATGAGCAAAACAAAAATTTCCATAGTTCTCTCCTTACTTGGTCTGCCTATTATTTAACCTTTATTTCTGAAATGTCAAGAAAAAGCGAGTAAATGATGAAAAATTTAGAACTCAAGTTTATTTTAGAAGCCGTTGATAAAATAACAACGCCGTTGCGTGGTGTTCAAAAACAAATTGAAAAATTAGATAAAGCGGTAAAAGGCGCAACGGGTGAATTGAACAAATTAAAACAGCAAGAAAAAACGGCAGATTCTTTCAAAAAATTACAAAACTCACTGCAAAAAAATAATCAGGAATTAGTTAATGCCCGTGAAAAAGCCAAAAAATTAACCGAACAATTACGGAACACAGCAAACCCTACCGCTGCATTAAAACGCCAAGTGGAAGCCGCTCATAAGGCAGCTCATAAAATGACACAGGCACAAGAAAGTCAGCGTAGAAAATTAAATCAACTACGCCAATCTTTAAAACAGGGTGGTTTTGATACCTCAAAATTCAAGGAAAGCCAACAAAAACTTAAAGACAAAATCAATCAAGCCACTGCTGCAATTGAAAAACAAAATGCGGCAATGAAAAAATTGCAACAACGGCAAGCAAGAAATCAGGCTTATCGAAATAGTGTCAATAATATTAAGAATAAAAGCGATCAACTCCGAACCTTTGGACAACGTTCTGTCATTGCAGGTACAGCGGGAAATGCGGTAGCAGGTATCATGCTGAAACCGGCATTAGATTTTGAACAAGATTTTTCCCGAGTTCAGGCTTTAACCGGATTGAGTAAAATAGATCCTAAACAAGCAGAACAACTCGCTAGATTACGTAATCAAGGGATTCATCTTGGTGCAACAACCTCATTTACATCAGGTGAAGTAGCTCAAGGTCAAGGTTATTTAGCTATGGCGGGCTTTAATGCTGATCAAATTGAAAAATCAATGCCGGCAATTTTAGCAATGACAAAAGCAGCAGGCATTGAAATGGGACGAGTTTCAGATATTTCGTCAGATATTTCATCAGGTTTCAAGATTTCAGCGGACGAAATGGGGAGAGTAGCGGATGTCCTAACCGCAACATTCAGTGGTTCAAACACTACTCTTGAAGGCTTAGGCGATACAATGAAATATCTTGGTCCTATTGCCACTGCAACAGGTCAAGATTTTGAAACAATGTCTGCGATGGTTGGTTTACTTGGTAACGTAGGGATTAAAGGCACACAAGCGGGAACATCATTACGTTCAGCAATGCTACGTCTTGCCGCACCGCCTAAACAAGCTGCAAAAGCACTAAACAAACTGGGTTTATCAGCCAAAGATAGCAAAGGCAATATGCGTGCTTTAACAGATATTCTGATGGATGTCGAACGCAAAACAGCCAAGATGGGTTCTGGTGACAGAATGGCATATTACAAAGCTATTTTTGGAACAGAAGCTGCAACAGCTATGGTTGAATTGGTCAAACAAGCAGGCATCAATGGCATTCAAGAGATGACTGATAAATTAAAAAATTCAGCCGGTCGAGCGGAGCAAGTCGCACAAGTGATGGCTGATAATTTATTGGGCGATATTAAAAATCTTGAATCTGCACGGGAAGCGGTTGGTATTGCTATTTATGACACTATTTCAACCGATATGCGTGAAACAATCCAATCATTTACAGAATTAATCAGAAAAGTAAACGAATGGATAAAAGCCAATCCTGAACTTACTGCTAAAATTGTCAAATGGACATCAGCTATGGCAATAACAATTACAACACTTGGCGCATTAAGTTTTGCTATGAGTTTTTTATTTTATCCGGTTGCCCGCTTAATTTTAGGGGTAGGTCATTTGACAGGTGTAAGCGGTTTATTTAACCAAACACTGAAGAAAGTGTCATTATCAAGCATTATTGCCAATAAACATTTGTTTTCTTATAAAACAACAATCAATACCTTATCAACAACAAAAACTACAATGATCGGAAAATCTATTATGTTTTATAGCGCATTGAAAAAAATTCCAATAGCATTCATCAATATCGTTAAAAATGCAAAAAATCTATCATTTTGGCTTAATGTATTGAAAACCATTCTTAGAGTAGCATTTTCGCCAATTAGAATGCTCTTACTGGGAATCGGTTCTCTATTAGGTTTCTTACTTTCTCCTATCGGGCTATTAGTTACTGCCTTTGTCGGAGCAGGTATATTAATCTATAAAAATTGGGAAAAAGTAAAACATTTCTTTGGCGGCTTTTGGGAAGGTCTAAAATCAGGTCTTGCCCCTGTTATTGAAAAATTCAAACCCTTGGGCGATCTGTTTGGTGTTGTTGTCGGTTGGATTGAAAAAGCCGTGAAATGGTTTACGGATCTACTCTCTCCTGTTCAAAGCACCCAAACCGAACTAGATAGTGCACGCAATGCAGGTGAAAAATTCGGAAGCGGAATGGCAAAAGCGATTGAATTGATTCTTACCCCACTTACATTATTAATAGGCGGCATTAAATGGCTTAGTGAAAATATGCCGAGTTGGGACGGTATTAAAAATAGTGTTTCAAACGCTTGGGATAGCACTAAAAATGCGGCGGGGAGTGCTTGGCAATCTACAAAAGAAACTGCCGGCAACATCTGGGGAAAAGTAAAAGAAGCTACTGGCTTTGGTTCTGACGGCAATCAACCACCAGTTCAAAAATGGTCTGGCGGTTATGTTGGAAACGGCGGCAAATATCAACCAATGGGAATTGTTCACGGCGGTGAATATGTGATGACAAAAGAAGCCACGTCACGCCTTGGCATTCATACTTTGAATTCCCTCAATTATGGCAAACAAGCCTTAATTGCAGGCGGATTGGGTGTCAGTGTCGCCACAGCAGCACCGGTGCAAGTGGATCACCGACCGCCAATTTCGGCACGTCCTGTCGCCACACTGGTGGCACAACCGATGAATGTGCAAATCACCATCAATGCCGCACAAGGTATGGATGAGCGAATGATAGCTCAACAAGTGGCAAAAGAACTGCAACGAATCCAAAACCAACAACAAGCACGTTCACGTAATAGTTTGCGTGATCGGGTTTAACTAAAGGGCGAAAGCCCTTTTTGTTACCCCAAAATTCACACTTCTCCACCCTCGCATTTATCCCCCATCTCGCCAACAATAAAGCCATTTATGACAACTGAAAAAGGCTTTATGTCTGCCGAACTGAACCGCCGATTAGATAACATCATTCGCTTTGGCACGATTGCCGAAGTAGATTATGCAACAGCCCGTGTGCGGGTAAAGAGCGGTCAAATTCTGACGGATTTTTTACCTTTTATTACGCTACGTGCCGGCACAACAAAAACATGGTCGCCACCTACCATTAGCGAACAATGTGTGATTTTGGCGGCAAGCGGTGAATTTACTACAGCTTGCGTATTGGTTGGGCTTTATACACAAAACAGCCCAAGCCACTCTCCCGATTTACACGTGATCCAATTTGCTGACGGTGCAAACATCGAATAAAACCAAGCGAACGGTCGGTTAAACGTTGCCGGCATTAAATCCGCCTTTATCAATGCCAGTGAGCAAATAGATATTTTTTGTCCGACCGTAAATATTAAAGGTAATGTAAAAATTGACGGAAAGGTCACCAGTACGGGCGACATGATCGCAGGCGGAATAAGTCAAATCAACCACAAACACGGTGGCGTGCAAGGTGGACCAAGTAAAACAGGAATCCCCGAATAATGAATCGATATACCGGCGAAAAACTGACAGACGAGGGGAAACATATCAAACAATCTATTGCCGATATTCTCCTTACTCCCATTGGCTCACGTATCCAACGGCGGGAATATGGCAGCCTAATTCCTATGCTGATTGACAGCCCGATTAGTCGCATACTGATGCTACAACTTGCCGCTTGTGCGGTGACAGCGATTAACCGTTGGGAACCCCGTGTACAAATTACCCAATTTCAACCACAACTGAAAGAGCGAGGTATTACCGCAAGTTATGTGGTGCGTTATCGCAAAAATAATCAAGAAATTCGTAATGAACAACTCTTACTCGGTGGCAAACAATGAGTGAACTCGTCGATTTATCAAAACTTGATGCACCCAAAGTGCTTGAAGACTTAAATTTTGAAACCTTACTCACCGAGCGTAAGGCGGAATTTATCGCTTTATTTCCGCAAGAGGAACGCGCATTTTGGCAATCACGGTTAAGTCTTGAAAGTGAACCCATTACTAAATTACTGCAAGAAGTGGTTTATCTGCAGTTGCTTGAACGCTCTCGCATTAATCAAGCAGCACAAGCGACTATGTTGGCGTATGCCACAGGTTCGGATCTTGATGTCATCGCCGCCAACTTCAACGTGCAACGACAAATCATTCAAGCGGAAGACAATAGTGTCACGCCAAAAATACCGGCTGTTTTAGAAGATGACACCTCATTAAGACTACGTACGCAACTTGCCTTTGAGGGGCTTTCTGTTGCCGGTCCTCGTTCTGCTTATGTGTTCCATGCACTTTCCGCTCACCCCGAAGTCGCTGATGTTTCAGTGGTTTCACCCGAACCGGCACAAGTAACAGTGACGATTTTAAGTCGAATCGGGCAAGGCACGGCAAGTGAAAGCGTATTAAATGCGGTGCGTAAAAAACTCAATGATGAAAATATTCGCCCCATTGGTGATCGTGTAACCGTGCAAAGTGCGGTGATCCACTCTTATAGCATCCGAGCAAAATTACATTTATACCGTGGGCCGGAATATGAACCAATCAAAGCGGAAGCATTGAGAAAGCTCACTGAATACACCGAAGAAAAACGCCGTTTGGGGCGTGATATTAGCCTATCGGGAATTTATGCTGCCTTGCATTTAGAAGGTGTGCAACGTGTTGAATTATTAAGCCCCACTGCCGACATTGTGCTACCAAGCTCAAAATCCGCTTATTGCACCGGCATTAATCTTGAGATTGTGACCAGTGATGATTACTAGCCACTTATTGCCGATTGGTTCAACACCGCTTGAAAAACGGGCAGCAGAAATTCTTAAAAGTGCGGTCGAAAATCCCATCATTATTGCGGATTTAATCAATCCTGACCGCTGCCCTGTTGAACTACTCCCCTATCTTGCATGGGCGTTTTCCGTTGATAAATGGGACGAACACTGGGCAGAAGAAGTCAAACGCATTGCGATCAAGCAATCATACTTTGTGCATAAACATAAAGGCACGATTGCCGCCGTTAAACGGGTGATTGAACCTATCGGCTATCTTATCGAATTAACAGAGTGGTTTAACGCAAAACCGCAAGGCAGGCCCGGTACATTTAGCCTTACTGTTGAAGTGCCTGAAAGCGGTTTAAACGAACAAACTTATAACGAATTAGTGCGACTGGTTAATGATGTAAAACCTGTCTCACGTCACTTAATACAGCTTGCTATCGCTATCTCGCCTACCGGCTCACTCAATACATTTGTCGGCCAACAAGAAGGCGAAATTATCACAATTTACCCACAAGGATAATTATGGCATCACAATATTTTGCAATTTTAACGGATTACGGCACTACCGCTTTTGCCAACGCATTAAGCAGTAAACAGCCGTTACAACTCACCACTTTTGCCGTCGGTGACGGAAACGGACAAGCCGTTACACCAACCGCCAATCGCACAGCACTTGCACGGGAAAAACACCGTGCGCCGGTCAGTGCGGTTTCCCTTGATCCTCGCAATAAAAAACAAGTGATTGTCGAGCTGACTATTCCCGAAAATGTGGGCGGTTTCTATATTCGTGAAATGGGCGTATTTGATAATCAAAACAAATTGGTTGCTTATGCCAACTGCCCAGAAAGTTTTAAACCGACCGAAAGTAGCGGTAGCGGAAAAGTTCAAGTATTGCGCATGATACTCAAAGTTTCATCATCAAATGCTGTCACGTTGAGCATTGATCACAGCGTAATTTTTGTCACACGCCAACAGTTAAACCCTAAAACCATCACTGCCGCAACACAAAACGGATTTGATGAAACCGGTCACACCCACGAAATTGATCGTGCGACTACGGCAAAAGCCGGTATTGTGCAACTCTCAAATGACGATAACAGTGATGATGAAACCAAAGCACCGACATTAAAAGCCATTAAAAAACTCAAAGGGCTTTATGACGGATTGCGCCGTTTGTTGGATAGCTATATTCCAAATAGTAAAAAGTCAAACGCAACTAACAGTGCAAGTGGCGATACAGTCGCAACAAGTGCCGCTGTGAAATCTGCAAACGATAATGCTAACAGTCGTGTCTCAAAATCAGGCGATACGATGACGGGTGATTTATCAATTAAAAATGGCGAGTATTCAAAATTAAAACTTTATAACGCAAGCGGAAAAGAATTTCGCTTTGAATCAACGCCAGATTCAAGCCCATTTTTCGGGAAAGCTAGTTATCGAAGTGAAGACGGTGCGACTGAATATCATGCGCAGTATTTTCCGAAGAAGAGCGGTACGATTGCCCTTACAAATGAAGTTATTTTTAATAGCGGAAACCAATCCGTCAGAGGTATTTTAAAAGCTGAAAATGTGGGTGGGGCGTGGGCTGCTTATCAATGGGGTGCGAAGCAAGGATTTTGGCAACTTGAAGTGCATCCGGATAGCCACACAGCCGGAAACCGTAGATTTAATATGCTTTGGTCGCCAGACACAGGCGCACGCGTTTATTTGGGTTTTCCACATATTGGCGATAATGGAGAAACTGTTGCATATCAAAGTTGGGTAAATACCGAACTTCAAAAAGTGCGGTCGATTGCGAATCAGAATAGCCAAAACTTTAATAATTACATTCACAACAGTAAGAAATCGAATGCCGTTGATAGTAATTCTACGGATACTGTGGCATCAAGCCGTGCCGTAAAATTAGCGTTCGACCGAGGAACGACAGCATTAAATGTCGCAAATGAAGCTGTGCATTTTAATAGAAACTATTTTGCAGGAGATTTAAATAGTTTAAATGACAAGCATGAAATTTGTTATTTAGAACAAGCACAGACAAAAAATAGAAACTTCCCTTCCAACGCTTATCAATGGGGGATATTACATGTTTATTCAAACGGTACTTTGGGCTCGCAAGTTTATTATGCCGATAACGGCGAACTTTGGGGGCGTACCCGTTGGCAAAGTCACGACTGGAATAACTGGAAACGTCTTGACGGGATAGACAATGTCTCGAAATCAGGCGATACCATGACCGGTAACTTAACGATTGATACCGCCGATTCGTTGTTGAAAGGAAAAAGAAATGGTACTAACAAATACGCTATCGGGCTTCGTAATAGTTCAAGCGATGATGCTATCTTTGTCAATTATACATATGACACTGCATTAGAATTACTTCGGGATTCTGTCCGTTCAAATAAAACCCTTATTTCCACGGGGATGATTATTGAAAATTCAGACTATGCTGGGCTAAACCTGAAAAATTTGTCAAACCGTTATGTCAGAATTGAAGGGAACCCGCACTCTGCAGCTAACATGCTGACCTTTGCTTATAGAGAGGCAAACGGAAGTAATATTAATGTCGTTGGTTTACCCCGAAAAAGTGGCACGGTGGCATTGTTGGAAGATATGCGCAATGTAAATCGCCGTGATTACAACCGCACAATCAAGGGTACAAATGATTGGGATAACGGCAAGCAAAAAAACATCGCTATTTCAGGGCAAGTTATCACATACCCTGACGGGCGTATTCAGCAGATTTTCCATCTAAAACACTTCCGGATGACGTGGTTCGCATGGGAAGACCACAATATCGGTTACAACCAAGGTAGCCGAGGAGTGGAAATTTTCTTGCAACTTTGGTCGGCAATGCCAAGTAAAATCATCAACATTCAAGTCATTGGTTCGCGCTCAACCAACGCAAATACATCAGCAAGTTTCTGTAACGAAGCGGGAGAATTTGTTTTTGGCTGGAATTTACGAAAACAGGGAAATAATAAAGACAGAATCTGGATTAATACTGCAAGATTGGCGGGCGGACAAGATGAATTTATGGATTTGTATGTTGTTGTGGAGGGCTATTAAATGTTTTACATCAATCTATTAGACAAAGAAGGCAACTTTGAGTTAATTGACAGTGAGCTATTGTTTTTGTATCCGAATTTAGATGCAGATACGCTTATTGAGCTGACAGACGAGCAATATCAAACGTTTTGCGAAAAAAACAACGGGAATGCAAAATTTATTAATGGCGAGTTTGTTTTTGAAGAAATCACGGTAGATTTGACCGCACTTTTCACCCAACGCAAAACCGCCCTCTTACAACGCATTACAGATAAAACCGACCAATTCAAAGCACAATATCTACAAGGTTATTCCCAAGCCGAGATTGACAGCTTTTACCGACAAGAACGAGAGGCACGAAATGAATTACCGGAAATGATTTTGACTGAAATCTTTGAAGGTCGAGATGACTTAAAAAGCATTGAAGAGTTGAAAAAGAAAGTTATCGAAAAAGCGGACTTGTTTGCAATCATTATGGGTAAACTTTTTGCGATTAAACAGAATTTTGAAACCTATATTGAGCAAGCTAAAACTTTGGAAGACTTAGACAAAATCGAACTGGAGATTGAGCAATGGCAA